ATTACCACCAGACCCCGCCGTACTTCCTGAAGCACTTCCACCCGCTGCGCTCGAACCGCCGCCGCCGCCAGCCCCATAGGGTTGCCCAGAAGTTTGACCGTTACCTCCACTGTTTCCTTGGCCAGTTGTTCCCGATCCTCCCGTAGAACCAGAATATCCACCACCGCCGCCGCCGGAGCCGCCGTTTAACCCTCCGCTACCACCTTGATAACCGCCACCGCCACCGCCCACAGAAGAAATAGACGAAAACACTGATGCAGCCCCAGAGCTAGCCGGAGCGCCCCCTGCACCGCCAGCACCAACCGTAACCGTATAAGTCGTTCCAGATGTTATTGTTGCTGAAGTACCAGTTAATAAACCGCCAGCACCGCCACCGCCACCTCTGGATGCTGTAGTCCCACCGCCACCGCCACCGCCAGCAACGACGAGATAGTTAACCGTATATTGCGCTTTACCACTACCCAAAAACATTTGAAGTATTCCAGACATTAGGTCAACCCCGTTCCGTTAATGATCCAGGATGTGCTAGTTATTTTTAGTGCCGTTGCTTCACCGTACTGAGCTAATGTTCTGCTGCCAGTAGAACCAGTTCCAGCGAGATACAACGTATCTGACGTAATTGCAATCGTTACGTTGCTAGATGACATGTTCACAAACGTAATCGCCGTTCCTACCGGATACGCTACGTTAGCATTGCTATCAATCGTGAATGTACGCGCATTTGTATCCGTTGACGGATGGAAAATGTGCTTGCCAGAGTCAGATAGAACCGTTGTATAGGCAGCAGATTGGCTATTCTGCGGAATGTTGCGGAAACCAGCAGCATTAGTGCCGTCAATCGTACAAGAACTAAGCGTTCCTGATGATGGAGTGCCAAGCGCACCGCCATTAACTACAAATGCGCCAGCAGTTCCGACATTGACCGCAAGAGCCGTTGCAACACTAGTTCCAAGACCAGATACGCCAGTTGCAATTGGCAAACCTGTGCAATTGGTCAGTGTTCCGCTAGTTGGCGTACCAAGCACTGGCGTTACAAACGTTGGCGAAGTCGCAAGCGCCAGTACAGTCCCTGATCCAGTAGTGCTATAGCTAGTTCCCCAGGCTGACCCTGTGCTATTCGGAATACCAGAGCCGGGATATGTCATTGGACTAGAGTTACTGAGTGTTCCAGTGCTGAAACTTAACCCAGTGCCGATAGTTGCATTGCTAAATCCACCTGATCCATTGCCGTATAGGATAGAGCTACCGGATGTAGCAGGAGCATAATCAGAACCAGACACTGCAATAGAGAGAGCGCCGGTTGAAGTCGTAGACTTTAGTATCCCAGTAGTGAGCGACGATGTGCCAGCGCTGTAGTCAGTTCCAGCAGTTGCAGAAGCAAAACCACCCGCGCCGTTACCTTTCAGGATGGATGTTCCAGACGTTGCTGGCGCATAGTCTGTCCCGGCTGAAGCAGCAGTAAATGCGCTAGTTCCGTTACCTTTGATTAGGCCAGTAATGGTTGCTACACCCGTACCTCCACGATTTACTGCAATGGTTGATCCGTTCCATGTTCCGCCAGTAAAAGAGCCTGGATAATTAAACGTGTTTGAAGTCCAACTTACATTGGATGGCGTTTGGAAATGATAATCCCATGCTCCTGATGCACTGACGTTGGTCAGAAGGACCAGTGTGACATATCCGCCAGAGCCGATACCGCTAGGGATAATTGAGACACCAGAGTTGTTATTTAGCGTTATAACGCCGCTGCTCTGGTTGTTATTAAACGTGTAAGTTGCGCCATCAGGTAGAGTCGTTGCGTCTGGAAGCTGGAAAGTTTGCCCACCGGAGCCTGTCACATACCAGTTTGGGTAAGAAGCAGCAGTAAGCGTGGTCGTTGTTCCGCTGGCAACAAGTACGCTATAACCTTCAAAGATGCTATTAGTGCTGATATTCCCGCTAGAATCCCGCAAGGCAACAGAATTGACTCCAGACGTTCCGTATGACGTTCCCCATGATGATCCTGTGCTATTTGGAATGCCGGCACCTGGATATATCATTCCGGTAGCTGAGAGCGTTCCAGCAGCAAAGGTCAGATTAGATCCGATAGTGACAGGACTGAATCCGCCAGCACCGTTTGCATATAGGATGGAGCTGCCAGACGTTGCTGGCGCGTAATCAGTGCCTGAGATAGCTCCTGAGAAGCCTCCAGCGCCATTCCCTTTAAGAATGGACGTACCAGTAGTGGCTGGAGCGTAATCGGTCCCTGAGACAGCCGCAGATATTGCTGTTCCATTGCCTTTAAGTAGACCAGTAACAGACGTAGACAGCGTAATCGCTGGCAATGTGCTTGGATTAGCAACCGTCCCTGCAAATCCGTTAGCCGTGACTACAGAAACATTCGTTACAGTCCCGCCACCGCCGCTTGTCGCTGAAAGAGTACCAGTAGAGAATGTAAGGCCAGAACCGATAGTAACAGGACTAAAGCCACCAGAGCCGTTTCCATACAGAATTGAAGTGCCGCTAGTAGCTGGCGCATAATCAGTTCCAGATATCGCATTTGCGAACCCTCCGAGACTGTTTCCTTTAAGAATTGATGATCCTGTCGTTGCTGGCGCATAATCTGTACCGGCCACAGCAGCAGTAAATGCGCTAGAGCCATTGCCTTTAACCAGTCCTGTGATTGTAGTTACACCAGTACCTCCATTGCTTACCGACAACGTGCCAGTAACGCCAGTGGATAACGGAAGACCGGAACAGTTAGTCAACGTACCGGATGTTGGTGTGCCAAGAATGGGCGTAATCAGCGTAGGCGTATTGGCAAATACAAGCGCACCGGAGCCTGTTTCATCAGTAACAGCGGCTTTAAGATTTGCGCTAGATGGCGTGGCTAGGAATGTTGCTACACCAGTGCCAAGACCAGAAATACCGGTAGAAACCGGCAGTCCTGTGCAATTCGTAAGCGTACCGGAGCTAGGCGTACCGAGTGCGCCACCTGGAACAATGTAATCAGTGCCTGCAACAGCATTAGAAAACAGTCCAGCAGTGGCTTTCTGAAGTCCTGATGCACCAGTGAGCGTTAATGTGCTAAATGCAGCAGTGCTTGGCGTAGTTCCGCCAATAGGACCAGGCGCTGGCAGAACAGATTGAACAATCTGATTTGGCGTTGCTTTTTGAGTAACACCAGAATGGACAATAGGCGCGACGTCTGCCGCTGGAATGATCGTACTTGCGGCTGGAAGTTGGGAGATTTTGACGTTTGCCATCGCTAACCTACTCGGTAAGGAACGGGGATATACCCCAAAAATTATTCGTCAGATTTTGCCGGTCTGCCCCGTTTTGGTTTATCTGAAACTGCATTAGATTCTACTACATTCAGATAAGTTTCGTACCATTCTGCGCTTGTGATATATCCCAGAGCGCGTAATTCTTTTAAATGTGCCTCATCAGTAGCAATCTTGATTTCATCATAGTTTTCAAGATGCACTGCACATGGAAAATCAATCATTTTTTACTCCATATAAAAGAAAAGAGGGGCCGAAGCCCCTCGATTCTAGTCTTATGACTTACGGATTAGAACCAGCTACAACACCGTAGTTGTTGAAGGTTGTAATACCAAAGTCAGTGAAGGTATCAGGATCAGCACGAACTACGTTGACAGCGTAAGTATCTGCGGCTGGCGTACCAGTACCGGTAGAAGTCTTAACGTATGCAATTTTGATCGTGTTGGCCGCTGAGACATAAGCGTAAGAAATTGCCATGTCAGTACCAACAGCCTTAGTCGGATTTACGTTGACCCAATCGCCTAAGAGAAGGCCATTGATAGTAAATGCGATTTCAGTAACAGTGGATGCAGCAACAGCACCTGTTGAAAAAGTAACAGGAAGCTGAAGGATTGCAGCGCCACGCTGAAGGACCGGAGAGACAATGTTTGGACCTGGATTAGCCATTGTTGTTTACTCCTATTAACCAGTAACGCGGGTAGCGAGTTCGGGATAGACGGTTGACCAGCCGTACAGTACGTCAAGTCGGCAAGGCAGCTGATCGCTGTTAATGTCGTACTGACGAACAAGACGGATAGAAACACCATCAGCCGATGCGCGGCCAGCCATGTCAACACCCTGCGGCAGCAACAGGTCAGCAGTACCGAAAGCAAACGCATCCTTGTGGAATGCAATAGCGTTCGGATAAGAAGAGCCGTTGGAGCCAGAGATAACAGAAGCGTTACCACTCGGGATTGTACCGGTTGTGCTAGTTACGTTCTGGAACTGACCAGAGAATACCGGAGTCGGGAACACAGAAATAGTCTGTGAAGAACCAGTGCCAGTAACGCCAGCAGTAAGAACGAAGTTACGCAGTGCGCCAGTAGACTGACGGTTCTGCGGGTTGACTGCATATACACCAGGAATGGTGAAAACAGTACCCTGAGTCAGCGTTTTGCCAGAAGTAATAGTTGCAGTCAGAGAGAATGCAGTCTGAGCATTCGTCTGAACTGAACCACCAGCCTGTGCAGCAACAGCCAGAGTGTCAGTGCCGACAATGAACGTACCAGAAGTGAAGTTACCTACGTTCTGATCCATTGCGAAGTTGAATCCCAGCGTGGAATCACCAAGCGCACCTTTTTCAAAGATACGAGAGATAACACCCTGCGGATTGAACAGGTTAGTAAGACCAGAAACGATACCAACTTCCACAGTCGGATCGACAACAAAGTGACGCTCTTCGTCAACCGGAGCGGCTTCCTGATTCAGACGGGCGCGGGCAGCAAGGATTGCAGCCGTAGACTGTGCCTGAGTCGGAGTACCGGTAAGCTGACCAGGAGTACCAACAAGGTTGTATACATTAAGGAACTGCTGGAGACCGTCATAGTCGATCTTATTCGCAACAGCCGCTACAGCAGGCTTGATGAAACGATCAGAGAAATCGCTGATGTTCATCGTGAGATCCTGGGTCGTAAACGCCATGTCTACGCCGAACTGGGTTCCCAGGGTCAGCGGTACATAGGTTTCAACAGAGGATTCAACCTGAAGCGCAGGGCCGGTACGACCGACATAACGCGGGGGTTTACGCAGATTGATAGTGGTGCCGATTTTCGCACCTTCAATTGCAAATTTCGAATCATATTGCCTAGAAACAGCGCGAGTAAAGACGAGTTGGTTCGTCAAAACCCTGAGCGCCTCATTTGTGATCATCGAGATCGTTAGAAGCTGGTTGGACATAGCCAAACCTCCTATAGAAATTTAAAAAGGTTATCAGCCCTATCAATTTTCTAGAGTGGGTGCCTGCCCTCGAATAACTCCAGATGCGCCGCAAAACTTGATTAAGGCCAACTCAAGTTCTGGTAGCGCACTTATATCAAATTAGTTTTGTTTTGTAAAGCAATCCTGCATGCAGCTGCATCAAGCAAGTTATCAAAATATCCATGAAACGTAGATTTTCCTAGAAATTGAGACACAACTTTCCATTTTTTATCGTTTTTCACCCAATTAACACCAGCCAAACCTATTCCATGTCCTTTTTTTGGTTTGCCAAAATGACATTTGCTAAGACTTTCTATATGCGCTTTTGATTTTGGCTTTCCTTTGGTTGCATTGCGCATCTTTTGCTTGGCTTCATCGGTATTTTTTCTTCCAATCCTGTGCTTATTTAACTCTTGATTTACCATTTTTCCTTTCTCTGACGCATAAAAATCCTTGAGTTTTTGCGCTCTTTTTTGCTTAGTTTGATTGTTTTGCTTGAATCCGCTATGTCCTTCTCCACCATCCGTCAAATTGACCAATTTGATCCCGCTGTCTCTTATTTGTTTGATGTAAATCTTTTCAAGATCAAATGCTTGCGACTCATTAACGCAATTAATGATTTCAATTAGGATATTTTTCTTTCCGTACTTGGCAACAATGTTTTTATGCCATTCACTGCGGCAATAAAAATTGTATGCACGTCTGCCATGACCCTTTCCAATATAAAAAGGCGTTCCATCAGGTTTCTTGTGAATGTAGACGTAGAACTGCTTGTGCATAAGATCACCATCACGATAGGTCACGCATGAAGAATGCGGCTGTCTGGGCGTGAATCCAGACGGAGTTTCGAACCTCCTGCCGCAGATATATTATTACATAAAAAAGGCCCAGATGATTAGTCTAGGCCGATAGTGAGGAGTAAGAAGCGGATTAGATCCGCAACTAACCTATATCATAGTATTTAGCGTTTGATTCTTGCCTCACGCTTTGCACGTTCTTCTGCATTTCTTGCAGCAATGAACTCATGCGGAGACATTTCATACAGCGTTTTTGCTGGATTGGCCCCAGTAGTGCCTAGCGGCTTAATTGGCGTTGGCGCGTTGCTAGTCTTTCTCGGCGCCCTGTTAATCAATTCAGCTAGACGCATACCGGCTTGGATCGGATTCATCTGAGAGATTTCATACGCTACATCAAGGTTTTTGCCCAATGTGTACGCAATCTCTGGGCCATTATCCAAACCCAATAGCGCCTGGCGGATAGTGGGGTTCTGAGCAAGTCTGGGGTCCGAAGTGATGCCCTCGATAACCGCATCGTAATCCGCAAACTTGGCCCGTGTAGCCGCTTCAGAAGCCTCCAACTTGGCTTGCGCCATTTGTTGGCGTTCCATTTGACTACGCTGTTCGTATTCGGCAGCAACAGCTTTTCTCGCTTCTTCAATCGCTGATACTCGTGTGTATTCCAGCTGAGCCTGGATATAACGCGGATCATATTGCCCTCCTGCAAAGTCATTAGGATCTGGCGGCTGAATGCTTGGAGCTACTGGTTCTGGCGCTCTCTGCTGTGCAGTCAACTGTTCTAGCATCTTCTCCATGCGTTCCGCATGTCTACGCGCTTCATGCTTGTCCTTAGTTAGTTCATCAATCCGCCGCTTATACCAAGGATCTTTTTGCGACTTATCGCTTTCAGATTCAGCGTGAATCTCTTCCGCTTCAGCATCAGTACCAGATTCCGATTCTTCCAGCGCATTTTCATTAAATGCTGTCGAATCCAGGTTGGTGCTTTCGGTTGTCGGATTTGTGCTTTCAACTGTGCTATTGCTAGTTTCTTCAACGGACGCATTCATACCTACTCCTTTTACAATTATTAGATCGAACCTTTACATTTCATTCTTTTGTTCTGGCTTCTGTTCGCCAGTCAATGCAGCTACGTTAGGCTGTCTTGTCATTGCACCAGGCTTTGGCATTCGCGCTTGTCCTGACTGCTTTGGTGCTGAAGGCTGTGGCGCAGGCTGAACTGCTTGACCCATTGCTTCATGAATACCTGGCATTGCCGTGTTTTCCAGTGATTCAAACTCCATGTGTTCTTCTTGAAGTTCTTCTGCTCCTGATCCCATCATTATGAGTAGATTTTCTTTGACAGCAGCCTGTAGTTCTGCGTCAGTCATCATCAGCTTGCCTTCAACATCCATGCGCTTAGTCTCGCTATCAAACCACTGGCGCTCTGCTTCCTGAATCTTCAGCATTGCCTCATTGCGAGAGAACTGTAGTTCTTGGCTCATGTGTTCCATCTGCGAAGCCATCTGTTCGATCATTTGCTGTGCTTGGATGACCTGTGGATCAACTTTTGTACCGTCAGCGGTTGGTTGCAACTGTGGCGGGAGCATGGCTTGCAAGCGCTTAGAAATTTCTTCAGCGCCAGGCCAGTCCATGTTCTTCAGCATCAGATCGCCAATCATGTTGAACAGGCTTGGGTTAGCCTGAGTCAACGCAAGCATCATGTTAGCCGCTTCATCACGCTTTGTTGCATAGCTCGGACCTGAGTCACATACAACGTCATACGTTCCAATAGCAGGATTATAAATGCTGTCAACCGCTGGATTATCCGTATAAGCACTAGCCATGCCCATATTGGGATCAATGTTGACCTGTTTGGGCACACCATCTTCGCCAAGGATACGAATCACTCTAGCGCGGTCATAAATCTTAGGGATCATATCCAAGACAATACGGCCAGCCTGCCGGATAGAACGGTTGAGATTGTCCTGATAATGGAAGTTGCCAGTCTCAGTCTGCTTCTGACGTAGCATCAATGCACGGCCAGATGTCTCATTGGATTCACCGCCTAGACTTGGCTGATAGATACCCATTGACTGCATAATGTCATTCTCAGCAAGCTGCACTGCTTGCATGATTGCGCTAGATGCCTGTGGCGGCTGTGACCTTTGCGGAGGAGGCGCAGGAGTTCCAGCAATAGAGACAGGATCGTATTCCAGATAGGCCAAGGATTCTTGATTGGCTCTGCCCCAGCGCGGATCGGTTTCAAACTGTCCAGCAACGCCTACAAACGGCGCTTTAGGTGCAAGTGCTACGTTTTCAGCATTGGCGGAAAGATAATAGTTGTAAAGCCTTTGAGCGTCTTTAGCATTACGAACCAAGCCGGACAGATAACGCCGACCTTGCACCCAGACTTCATGTCCTAGCACTGGAATGATCGGAATGTATTTCGTCGGAATTTCAGCTTCTTCTAAAATCGTTTGGCCCGTGACTTTGCACCACATGCAACGGCGAACATCCGCCATGCGTGAACGCCCAGACTCTTCGTCAAAGATCTCTTCCTGCGAGTGTTCAATGTAGTAATACTCAGCAATACGGATAGAGTCTTTCGTGTACCAGCCCTGCATATCGCCATTGCCAGCAGATTCCCAGTTAGTCTCTGGAACGTCTGGATACAAGCGCTTGAACTCATCCTTTGGAATCTCTTCAGCAATGATGCAGTATTCAGCGTCAGAGCCATCAGGCTGCTTGCTATGCGGATCAAAGTAGATCTTCATTGGATCAACGATACGATCAATGTAGATTTCCTGATCGAATGATCGGTCATCAGACCAGTCATTACGCACACGGAAATAGCCTAGGCCAGTGTCTACTTGCCATTCGACCGCCGTGTCGTATGCGATTGATGCGTTGCTGTTGTCTTGGATATGACGAACTATGCCCATCAATACTTCAGACGTTTCTTCATCAGCGCCATCATTGACAGGACGGATACGAATACTTGGCGTGTTCTGGCGGATTTCATTAACTACGCGGTCACGGAACTGAAGCAAGCGATTAACAACCAGCATTGGCCGTTCTTTGCCAGGTCTAGCCCTGTCATACTTCGCAGCTTCAGGCCATTGATCTGCTAAACGCGCAAAACGGATATCATCAAGCATCTCCTGTCGATTCTGCGCGGTAGATTCCATGCAGATATCAAACCGCTTACGGATGGTTTCTAGCTTCTCCTGTGTAGCCGCTGAGTTATCCTCATTGCCAACGCCAAGAGAGTCCATGATTGAATCAGTATCTAAGTTCATAGTTATGCGCCCATCCAGCTACCGGTTTGCCCAGTATCATACTCTTTTCTGCGTTTTATATTGTCATTTCTGAACATATCTACACAGGTTGCAAGATAACGAAATGCGTCAGCGCCATGACTGTATTCATCATGCAATGGTCCGCCTGGTTGACCAGTAGTCTGATTGATACTGCGACGATAACGCTTCAAACATTCTTGTAATCTAAAAGTTTTTTGCTTATCCATCCAAAGCCTTGGAAACAGCATTCTGCCTAGCCTTATGCCGTGTTCTACATCGCCAATTGGGATAACTTCTACTTCCCAGCCAAGTGCTGTCATGATCTCTGCTGCACTCTTGCCGGTCTTGTAATCCTTATGCACTGCATCATGTGGTAGCCAGAGCTTGCCGAAGTTGTAGTTCTTGCGCTTAAGTTCTGCGCTATACCAGTCAAGCGTCTGGAATGACTCTTCAATGTAGTCAACGATCCTGCATTCAGAACCAGCACGTTGAGCCATGATAATACTCATTGCATCGTTCCAGCCGAGATCGACTACAACATGCGTTTTAAGCATTGGATCATGCGTCACCAGGTTGATTCGATGCTGTTCAACCATGAGCTGATACTCATCAGCATAGATAGCGCCATCGACTACAGTCTTTGGTTTGCCAAGCCAAATGTTGTCGTAATCTTTTTTGTTGTGGGCTTCACAGTGAGCGCGTTCATTCTCAAGGACTTTGGGTAGCCAAGGATTATCCATGTAGTTGATTTGAACTACATAGCTATCTGGAACCTGATTAGCAATAAATCGCGTATAGGTATCGTCAGTATCCAAGTCTGGATTCATCGTTATCCAGATTTCTGAGCCTTCAGCACGAATCGTCGGAATGAGAATGTCCCAGGACTTCTTGCTAACGCTTTGCGCCTCTTCCACCCAGCAGATGTTAATGTTAGCCATCGACTTGATGGATTCAACTGTGTGGTTAGATAAGCCTGAGAACGTAAACGTAGTGCCATTTAAGCCGCGAATCTCTGTTTCTGTGACTGTGTAGAAGTAACCGAGATTTAACGTCTGTATCTGGTCCACAAGAAGTGTATGGACCGATTGCTTAATTGACTTCTGCACCTCACGAGCACAAAGGATACGCATTGGCTTTTCAGCGCCAAGTATGAGTAGGGCGGCAGAAACGGAAAAAGACTTGCCCGAACCGCGACCGCCATGAAGAATCTTATAGCGGTAGGGATCGAATAAGCCTTTTAGCTTGGGGGGGAATTTAGCTGTGGTTTCCATCAATTGCATCAATGATGATAGCGCCCATCAGAATATCGCCAGCGGTGATGCCTTCGTTGTCATCTTCGTCAACAGGCAATGGAGCTGATTTAATTCCGGCTTCCGCTTCGGCTTTTCCTAAAGCAACGCCACTGACAGCGCCAAGAATCAATCCTTCAATGCCGAACATGGTTAGTCTCCACAAATTATCTCATTTCTTGCATTAGCAACTATAGTTTCATCGCACCTATCACAGCATGATCCTTTTACATCAATAGGCCAAGGATTATTTAACGCTGGACTTTCGCCACAGAAACAGCATTTGCCGTAGATCAATGATTTGATCCAACGTTTTAGGCATAACAGCTTGCTAGTCTCCAAACTTCACCTTGATTGCATGTTGAACTGGACCGCCGTCAGCGCCAGTGATCTGATTTTTTACTTCAGCGGGAATGATTTTGCCAATCAATGCCATGTAAGCGTTTGGGTTTTCTTCAGCTTGACGCAGAAAGTATTTCTGACCGCCGGCCTGATCTAACGATGCAAGCAGCATGTCTTTGATGGCCGCTGTGCTTTTGTTTGGAGCGCCTTTAGGTCTACCGCGACCGCGATTAGTCAAATTCTCTGGTTTTCCAGCGTCTATTTTATTCATCTGAACATACTTGAAATTGATTTCTTAATCTTCTTCCAATCAGCATTTTCAGCCATATCAACAAGACTTGCGCCAGTAGCCATTGTTCCAATTGGTCCGGGCAATGCGCCAAGAGTTTCCAATGCAATATCGCCTTTGCGCGTTGTGGGGGCTACGCCAGTTAAGCGTTCAAGACCAGCAGGATCATAGCCTTCGCTAAGATAATCGTTGATTGATCCGCGCAGATCAACGTCTTGACCCTGAGATAGTATTCTGGCTAAACCAGTAAGACCGATTGCATTCGCGATGGGATGAGATGCTAGAAGATTGGCTTCATATTTTTTTGCTGGATTAAATGCCGCTGTGCTTGCCCTAACTTGATGTGGCTCAAATGGAATGACAACTTGATGACCTTGCCCTCCCATTTTTCCGCCCTCATCAACAATTGCATCATATCCGAGACGTTTTAGTTGCTGTGTCACCTTGTCTGGAATTGATGTCCAAACAAATGAATTTTGTCCCGACTCTAAATCTTGTTTTAACTGAGACACCCATTCTTTAGGTGTGTATCGTGTGTTTTTATCCCACATATCCACGCCATAAGACCTTGTTCTAGTTTTGTCTTTTGCAAATGCTTGCTCAAGGTCTGGAATAATTTTTTGCAATCCTTCCGTGTTAGAAGTAAAGATTGGATTGTCTGCTAACACGTTGCCCTTGAACACTCCTTTTGCGCTGTACCATGGTGCGTTTTCTTGCGAAATCTCATGTGGGTAGCCAGCAGTTTTGTAGATATCTGCAAGAGCTTCTGGGTTGTCATAAAGCTCACCAGATTCACCCCAAAGGCTACGCAAAGCAGACAAAGGATTTCCTTTGCCTTCTCTCTTTAGTAGGTAATCAAGATGCTCTCTGCTTGCAATACTTCCATCTGATCCAGGCGGATGCAGAACAAATTTACCAGTCGCTTCTTCTGGATTTTCATACCCAACGCGATAGTAATTTTCTAAAAGTTCTTTTCTTTTTTCCTCTGGCAAAGAATAATAACTTTGTTCAACGCTATAAGGACTTGTGCCTCTGTAGCCAAGAGATTTTGGTGAGACTTGAAAATAATCAGCCATTGAGCCTTCGTCGGTGGCTATTCTCGATGTGTCTGGCTTGCTCATGGCGTAATTTGATGCAATCTCAGTTGCATCAGTTCCAAAAGGCATGGGACCACTAGTTGCTCTTTTGGGATCAAGAGATTTTTTTGCTAAAAACCTGTCAAGACGTTCTGTGCCGTGCATGTAGGGAAAAACATACTTAGCCATGCCAGCAGCCCTTTCTTCTGGCGTGTTCATTGCGCTCAATCCAAGCCCACCTTCTTCAACAGGCAGTGCAGCCATTTGTTGAGCAACGTAATGCTCTTTCAGAAATGGAGTCGCAAATTTTTTGCCTTTAAGAAGTTCAGCAAGACTTGGCATACTCAATCCTCATCCGATCTGCTCATCCAATATGAACAAGTATCATCAGCTTTGACAACAGTCAAACCGTCATCGCCATAAATATCAAGAAGGCAATCGCCAGTGTTAGCTCTATCACGGTGCTTTTC